CAAATGGTTTAACAAAGGTATTTAAGAGAGTAATAACAACATCTGATATTAAACCATTTTTGGAAATAATCTTACCAGATGATAATATTATATCGGTTGATTCTGTTATAACACTAGATGGTACAAATTTTGTAACTACACCTACTTATGATAAATTTTTGAATTTAAATAATAAATGGTTTGAAATGGATGCTTTGGCTGAAGATAAGATTTTTATTGAGGATTCTTCTTCAATATCAGACAATGCTGGTGTTAGACCAGGTAAATGGATTAAAACATCCAAAAAATTCATAAGAGAATATACTGATTTAGGTTTTACAAAAGTTATTTTTGGTTCTGGAACTCAAGATGTTAGTAGTCTTTCAGATTTTGATACAAATCCATCATTGGTTAATCAAATTGGTAATTTTATTAATAATATGTCATTAGGTATAACACCTAAAGCAAATACTACTATGTTTATTAAATACAGAGTTGGTGGTGGTGCTGATACAAATCTAGGACCAAACACTATAAATAGTGTTGGTATTTTAAATATGGATGTTAACGGTCCAAATAATATAATTAATCAAAGTGTTAAAGGTTCATTAAAGGTTAATAATTTATTCCCAGCTATTGGTGGTAAGAATAGTCCTAGTATTGAGGAAGTTAGAAATATGGTTAGATATAATTTTTCAGCTCAAAATAGAGCGGTAACGATTAAAGACTATCAAACTAAAATAGCACAAATACCAGGTAAATTTGGAGCTCCATTTAGAAATGGTGTATTTGAAGAGCAAAACAAAGTTAAGGTGTATATCTTAAGTTTAGATTCCAACAGCAAATTAAGTAATCAATTAACAAGTACACTTAAACAAAATATAAGTAATTATTTAGCTGACTATAGAATGTTAAACGATTATGTTCAAATTGCTGATGGTAGAATCATTAATTTATCATTAGAAATAGATTTGATGGTAGATAAAAAAGTTTCACAATCACAAATCCAAGCACAAGTTATTCAAGAAGTTACAAATTTCTTTGATATAAATAAATTTGATATGGGTGATAATATTTATATCTCTCCTTTGATGGAAACTATAAATAATGTAGGTGGTGTACTTAACTTGATTGATTTAAGAGTTTATAATAAAGTTGGTAACGGCCTTTATAGTATGAATGAGATTTCACAAATATACGCTGATACACAATCTAGAATGATAGACCTAAGTGATAATAATACATTATTCGGTGAAGCTACATCTATGTTTGAAATTAAGTTACCAAATAAAGATATTTTGGTTAGGGTTAAATAACCTTTATTTAGTTATAAATTATTAGTATTATTAAATAAAAAAAATATGGGTTGTAATTGTAAAAAAGAAAGTGTTTCAGAAAACGATGATAATGTTAAATCATTTAAGTTCTCAATATCTAAAATAATTGAATATACTGTAAGGGTATTTGGATTTTTAGTGTCATTAATTATAACACCAGTTATTTTACTTATTGTTATTTGGTTTATGTTTAAAATGTTAGTCTTAAATCAAAACTTTGACTTAAAGGAAACATTTAAGAAATACTTAAAAGTTGGTGATAGTGATAATAACGATGATGATGATGATGACGATTACGATGATGACGATGAAGATACCTTAATGATGGAGGTTGATACCATAAGAAGAGAAAAAGATTAAATAATATATGTCAGAAACAATTAGAATAAGAACAACACCAGATGGTGTTGATAAATACCTTAAAGTTAAAGTAGAACAAGAATTTGATTTTATTGAGACACTATCTATGAAGATAACTCAAGAAGAAGCTTATAGAAATTTTTGTTCAGATTATGGTGTTGTAGTAGGTAGGGTTAATATCAACTCTGGATTCGGTGTTCCGAATGCTAAGGTTAGTATTTTTATACCTATAGACGATATTGATAAAGAAGATTCTGAGATAAAAGGTTTTTACCCTTATGAAATTATTTCTGATTCAAATTCTGACGGTATTAGATATAATCTATTACCAAAAACAAACGAGACTGATAATGAATGTTTCACACCAATAGGCACGTTTCCATCTAAACGAGAAATATTAGATAATTCAGAAATAGATGACATTTATTGTAAGTATTATAAATTTACAACAACAACAAATCATGCTGGAGATTTTATGTTGTTCGGTGTACCATTGGGTAATTATACAGTACATGTAGATGCTGATATATCCGATATAGGTATAGCATCACAAAGACCTTATGATATGATTTCACAAGGTACACCAGAAAAAATATTTGAATCACCTACCAAATTCAAGGGTGGTACTAATTTAGATAAACTTGTACAAATAAAATCGGCAAATATAGGTGTAAATGTGCAACCTTTTTGGGGTGATTCTGAAACATGTGAGATTGGTATTAATAGATTAGATATAAACTTAAACTATAATATTACACCTTCAGCTATTTTTGTTGGTAGTATTTTTGGAGATTCGGAAAAACACAGTGTTAATAAACAATGTAGACCTAGAAATAAAATGGGTGAACTATGTGACCAAGTTACCTCTCAAGGTAGTATTAATATGATTAGAGAGACTATTGATGGTAATATTGAAGATTATGACGTTGAAGGTGGTAGAGTAATTGACGATGATGGAAATTGGTCATATCAAATACCAATGAATTTAGATTATGTAGTAACAAATGAGTTTGGTGATTTAATCCCTTCAGATAACCCAAATATAGGTATTCCAACTAAATCAAATGTTAGATTTAAAGTAGGAATGGATGAAACTGGTGGTGAAGGTAGATTAAGGACTAGAGCTAAATTTTTAGTTCCTCACAACCCTAACAATAGTAGTGAAATTGATTATGAATTTGGTCCTAAGACTAAAAAAGGTAGTTTAAGGTCTTTATATTGGAATAAGATTTATTCGGTATCAAGTTTCATTCCAAGGTATCAAGGTAATAAATTAAATAATAGAGCATTTACTGGTATTAAAAATGTTGATGATTGCGTTGGTGATAAAACACCGTTTCCATATAATAAAATATCTAGTGATTCTAATCCTATATTTTTTATTATATGTTTATTAATGCAGATTATAGCTGCTATAATAACAGTTATAAATACTATTTTAATCCCAGTACTTAATGTTGTTATGACAATACTTAATGCAGTATTAAAAGTTATAGGTAAAATAATATATGCTATTGGTGGAATAATTTCGGCATTCACAAAAAAAAAACGATGTGATTTCTCAATATCAAATAATGTCCCATGTGATGATTTTGATGATATAATAGACTATATACCTTGTATTTATATTGCTTGTCCAAGTGATGGTAATCAAAATTTTGCACCAGGTTGTAGAAAAGATAGTAAAGGTTTAGATACAGCATATGAAAAAATTGGATGTACTGACTGTATACATTATCCAGGTGATGAGGATGGACACACATCATTAAATACTGGTCTATCTGATTGTATAGCAGCATCATTAGCTGACACGCTTAATGTATATAGTTTAGATTTTTATAACGACTGGATTAATGGTTCTTTATATAGTTACTTACTTAAATATAAGAAAAAGAAAAGGGGTAAAGAAAAATTCTGTGAATATGATTGTAATGGTTTCGATGGTGAACCTACATATACTGGTGTAGATGGTAATAATAATGATATTGGTGATAATAGATGTCATAATAATTTCTTATTAGATACTGGATACGATGATGGTGATGATTCTCAGAAATTAACATATGATAGTGGTCGTATTAGTGAGGGATTAATTAAAAAAGTTGAAACCTTCTTTAAGGGTAAAAAAGTGAGTGAAGAATTTTACTATGCTGCATCCACACATTATGCAAACTATAAATTATTTGCAACTGAAATAATTAATTTAGGTTCAGTGTTAAATTGTGATTGGCAAGGTATTCCCAAATTACAAGAAAATTTAATACCAACAACTTATAAAATTCCACCAATAATAGCTGAATTAGAAGATGATGATATTAGTAAAAAAATAGTTAGTGGTATGGTAGATATAGGTGGTGATTCTTCTTTTGGTATAATATTCGACATAAACTGCCTAGGTGTACATTCTAATTATAGACAAATATTAAATATTAGACACCAATGTGAATTCGGTGTAGATTTAGATGAAGAATTAGAATTTGGTGGTAATACTATAGGTATTAAAGGTTTTTTAGATTTTACAAATATTGATGATGATAGTGGTAAACTATTTAGAGATGTATTTTTTGGTTTAAATCAAAACCCAAATACATCAACACTTACATTACCATCTAACGGTTATTCTACAAATTTTAATACTGTAAGTTTAGGGACATATGATTTTAATAGTTCAAGTCAAAATGGTGTTGATTACGTTAATTTTAGAGGTTTTGGTGGTAAAAATGTATTTACACAACCAAAACATTCTTATTTCTTCTATTTTGGTGTAAAACCAGGTTCTTCAGCTATTGATAAGATGAATCAAAAGTTTTTTACGACTTGTAAACCATTAGTATCACTAGAATTTAATATAATTGCAACATCAGTTGCTGCAACACAAGTTTTATCTACTGGTTCAATAACATTTCAAATTGTTTCTGGTGTAGGACCATTTACATACACTGTTAGTGGGCCAAGTAATTATATTAATAACAGTGATACTACAACAAATGGTTCATTAATAGTTAATTTAAGTGGTTTAGAGGTTGGTTTATATACGATAACATGTATTGATAATACTGGACGTGAGATATCACAAGAAATAACTGTAAACGGAGCACCAAAACTATACGCTATAGCATCAATTAGTAAAAATTGTTCATCAGAGCAAGCTAATGATGGTGAAATAACTATAAACTCAATTGGTGGTGGTTCTGGAACATGGACATACCAACTATTTAGAAGTAACGGTACAACAGTAAATGCATCACCATCACCAATAAATATAACACCTTTAATTATAGGTGGTTTATCTAAGGATATTGATTCAGATGGTTCAACAACACCATACTATGGTTATAAAATAGTTATTAATGATAGCAATGGTGAAACAATAACAATAAACGATTTAATATTAGATGCACCACTTGCAATGGTTGCAACATCAGTTGTGGTAAATAATGTTTGTTACAATAGTAAAAATGGTTCAATCGCTATAACTATAAATGGTGGTACAAGACCATATACTTTTACGACTCAATCACCACCAGATACTTTAGAGGAAACACCACTCGGAAATTATGCTAGTTTCCGAAACTTATCATCTGGTTCATACACAACAACGGTTGTTGATTCTTTAGGTGAAACGACATCGGTAATTAATATAGTTACAACAAATAACCCAAAGTTAATGATTCAAAATGCAGATTCATCATTGATGAATAAACAATGTAGTACTACTAATCATTCAATACCTTTTATTGTACCAACTGGTGCTATAAATGGTAAAGTATATGTTAGCTATTCATTTGATGATGAAAATAATTTCTCTACTTTACTTGAATTAGATTATGTAAATTCTTCAACACCGATGTATATAACAATACCTAAAGATTTGTTTGATAATTATATAAATATAAAAATTAATAATGCTGATGGTACTTGTAGTAGTAACCCAATAGTAATAAGATTATCAGATATAGAATTACCTCCAGTATCTTTATCTACAAATACAACTGGTATTTTAGGTAGTAAAGTAATTTATGGTAATGATGTAAGATTTAAATTTAATATTAGTCATCTAGAAACTGGATATACTAGTAGATTACCATACAACCTATCCTACACAGTAAACGGTGGTCCAATTCAAACAGCTACAATAACATCAAATAGACAATTAATTATTGGTGATGTTTCAGATACTGTAGCCAACATAAATATGACAATCACAGATAAATTTGGTTGTACTTACACAACAAATATGTAATATAAATGAGTAGTGAAAGAACACAACAAAGATTGAATTTAGAAACTTCAAAAAAATCGGTAAATAATGATACTTATTTAAAAATTAATTTAGAAAATACAAATAGGTTAATTCCAACCAATGAGATTTATAAAATAGTTGATGTTTCAGAAAGATTTAATATTGAGAGACAACGTAGTAAATTTTATAGATTAATAGGTACAATTAACCCTACAATCTCAAATCCTTTATTTAATCTGAATGATTCTGTAATGAATAATAATTACACATGGGCTGGATTTAATTCTTATTATTTTTTGGACCAATCTTACCCTAAAGATAATAATAATATAGATGATACAGACTATACTTTTTCTACAGCTATTGATAGTGAACTTAAAGAACAAAATGGATGGTTTGGTTATACAAATCAAGACACTACTAAACCAAATAGTCTATGTAACTTCATTGATATGGAACCAAAAAGAGAAAGATTTAAATTTATACCAGATTTCACACCATATAATAACACAACTAATCTTAAATCTGTTAAAAATTGGGAATTAACAATAACTTATCCTTTTTCAACAGATAAAACACATTCAATAGTTAATGGTGGTTTATTAATTGTAGAAACAAAAACAGTAATCGTTTCAACTAGAGAAATGGTAGGTATAGGAATGTACTGTAAACATAATTTAAAATCTGGTGATTCAGTTAGAGTTACTGGAACAAATGGTTTTGATGGTGAACATGTAGTGGTTAGGGTTGGTTTGGATAATGGTGATTTAAAAGAAAATTTCTTTGTTTTAAATTTATCACCAAACGGTTCTATTGGTGCTAATTCTAGAATTAGAAAAGTGATAAATGGTGTAGAATCTGAATATTATTTTAGAAAGTTTAAAAAAATTAAAACAAGAAATACTTTAGAGTTAGAACAAGATGATTATGATATATATAATCTTGCTTTTAGTCAAAACATCTTTAATGATGAAATAGCTCAATTTGTAATTAATGAGGATATAGATATTTCAGATATTGTAGATAATTTAGGTAGACCAGTAAGTGAAATTTATTTATCAATTATTAAGACTGATAGTAATGGTTTATTTTCTAGAACATCATCTGGTATTGAATCACCATTTTTAACATCATATAATAACAACCCACCATCACACATTAAGGATATCCCAGTAATCAATAAAATACACAATGGTATAACCTTACCATTTAATAGTTTTAAACCTTTAAATACGTCCGTAAGGGTATCAGATACTGATTTCTATGGTGATTTAGTTGAATATAATGAAATTATGTTACTAGAAACTGTATTATCTGATGTTCATCATAGATTTAACACATTAAATAGAGAATCTTCAGCTAGTTTAAATTATATAAATAACCAATCATTAACACCAGACTTAGTGAATATAGATTTAGGTCCTAGACATGAAGGTTATGAGTATAAGGCTCATTATAAAATAAAAATAAGAGATTTTTCTAGTTATATCGAGGAAGGTGATAATTTTACTGTTGGTATACCAGATTACGCAGTAAATCTAGGTGATGGTAGAATTATTTGGAGAGATTTAATCGATATAGGTTTTAATGAAAGTGAATCTGAGGTATTGGATTACCCATTCTTAAATGGTTGTCACTATTTATATAATAACTTCTGTTTTAAATTAAAAAGACAAGACCCATTTGCTATATGGGGTCTATACTATGGTAATTTTCCAGAAGACCCAGTTGGTGATAGGCTGACAGATAAATTTACTACTAATACTGAAGACGATGTTTGTTAATAAAATTAAAATAAATATAAATACAATACTTTCTGGTGCAACAGCAACAACTGTTAATATTCCTATTACTATGACATCTGATAATGTTGATAATAGTGAATTAATACAAAAGGAGTTTATAGATGTTGGTGTTGAGAATTCAATTAATCCTATATTAGATTACGAGAAAGCTAGGTTTTCACCAGTTAATAGTAATAACGATAATATGTTAACATTAATATATGATGTATTCTTATTAGATTCAAACCAATCATATGTTAACACATATGGTGATATTGGATTTACTAATGAAGATATAAATAAAAGAAAAGAGTCTTTTAAAAACACATTATTAGATTTAAAGTTTTATGATACTGACAATCCATTAACACAAACTTTAATTAGTTTCACGACATTATCTTCAGAACTTAATAGTTCTGACATATTACCAATTGGTGGTGTAGGTCAAACCAAACCAGCAAATGAAATACCAACTAATTTTGTTTTGGAAAATCCATTAATTAGACCAAAAAGCCATAACGAAGGTTTTAATATTTACGGTTATAAATCACAATTAAATATAGGTGATTCAATGTATTTATATATGAGAGCTTCATTTAAAAACTCAAAAACTGGTAAAAGTGTTAATCTTATGGTTCAAAATTCAGCTTTATCTATTGATAAGTTGATACATGAATTATATACTAGATATAAACTAAGTAGAACATCTACTGGGTATTATTATGAGATTGATGATACATATAATGGTGATGGTTCGTCTAACTCGAATAACATAACTTATTCATCAGATATTGTAACTATTAAACTTTACGAAATAAATGCATTATAATGGAAGTATTAAAAAGAAAAATATTATTAGAAAATAGTGTCGATAAAAGCTATGAAAGTAAAGATTGGGGAGGACTAACCGCATCTACTTTCTATATTAAAATCATCTTAACTCAAAAGATGGATGATATGGGTATTTTTTCTGATATGGAATATATAACTAAAGATATAACTAATACTGTTCCAGATTATACTATCCTAAAAAATAAATTAAATAGTCTAGGTTATGTATTTCCTTTTATGAATGGAAATGTAAGTCCAGTTTTTACAAACTCAACAATTCCAATAAATTATAAAGATATACTAAGACTACCAATTAATGATGTATCTAATTATTATGTTTTTGGTAATTCAGTTATAACTGGTGCTACGGATAGTAGAATTGAAGATGTTAGAAGTTATGATGGACAATCCCCATTTAAAGTTGGTTTTGATATTTCAAAAGAAACATATGATAATTATAATAATGATAATATAAATGGTGTTGATAGAGTAATTTCAGTACAAGAACCTAAAAAATACGTATTTGATGCGAATAATGACACATTTTTAGGTTCCACTAATCAAACAAGTGGGTTATTATTCTATGACTATACTGGTGATAGTAGAACAATAGTAGTTGAAGGAGTTATAACAACTATACCACTAACTACTTATCAATATGTTGGTGAAGGTAAAAATGAAACTAACACATCTTTGAGTGCTTTAAATAAACAAGAATATTTATTTGGTATAGTTTCTCCACCAGAAATAATAAATGATGTATTTATAGAAAGAGGAATAACAAGTGTAAACGATATGCATCTAAAATTATCCGAAATTAATAGTATTAGTGATTTAGATAAATATGGTAATGGTCTTTATAGAAATGGGTCTAATGGAAATGGGTCTAATGGAAATGGGTCTAATGGAAATAACAACTGTAAATGATATGCATTTAAAATTAGTGAGTTAAATAAATAATTAAATAGTTACTTATTAAGATTTTTAAGTATCTTAATAAAAATAAAGATAAAAAATATGGCAACGGGAACATACGGTACAGTAAGAGCAGCAGATATTTCACCAGAAGATGTTGAGATATTTTACCATTTTACACCATCTAGGGATAAAATAGGTAATAATACATTGATTAAATTAAATTCAAACGAAGTTTTATTAAAGGTTGATAACCCAAATAAGAGTCAATCTAATGTAACTGGTTTTGAGGTTTTTGGTGGTATGTATACACTAAAACTACCAGTAGCTAATTTTGGTGTTAAAGGATATTATACAATAATGATTAAACCAGTTGAAATAAGAACTAAAATAGTTGATGTTGGAGTATTATCAGCATATCCAGATGTTACTGGTCTTGTTTTTGATATTTCAAGTGTACCAACTAATTTAGCTAATAAATTTGAAAATAATGGTTTGGTTGGTTATAGAATTGAATACATTAATGTTGGTAGTACCAACAATGATGTTAAAATGAATAATTTTTTTAGAATCATAACATCAAATAATAGATGTGAACCAGTAAATCAGAATCTAACAAACTCTAATCAAAAAGCAATTAGATATAGATTTAATGATAATTCTACTTTGACTTATTGTACGGTTTCACCATCTTCAGCACCCAACATTAAACCAAACGTTTTACCTTTTATAGGTAACCCTAATCAAGAGGTTATAATTACCAATACATTCTTTAACCCTATCATGCTTGAAGTAGAAATGGTTGAACATGATATAGAAACATTAGCATTTTCATTATATGGAAATCAAACAAAAAGTTTGGAAGATGGAATATATACAATTTACAATTTCAAAAATGAAATTTATAAACAATTTAATCTTTTTGAAATTAAAGATGAATTTAGTGGTAAACCATTATTTGAGGTTAGAGAGCAAAAAACAGCTATAGATTTCGCAAAAGCATTCAATAATATTACAACATTATAACTCACTAAATGGCAAAAAAGATAAAAGTAGTTGGATATTCAAAAGAAACAGTTTATAATGGTGGTGTATCATATAGAAATTTTAGTCCAAATTTAGTAGGAACACAATTAGCTAGTGATGAAGGTACACCTTTATTTACAATGGGTAATTTTGCCGTTACCACTAATTTAGACCCTAAATCTAATAAAAACTATATTACCGATAAGTTTTCAGAATTCGTAACGTTAGACACGCTTAAATTAACAACTGAGACAACTACAGAATTATTAAAGAATAATACTAGTGTTGTTTTAAATTTAGATAAATCTAATTTAAAACGTTATGCTTTATTTGGTTCAATGGTTGACTTTATCCGTGTATCTTTAGAGGACATAATAACAAAATGGCCAGCTTCGTTATATTTGGACCCAGTTGCTTTTTATAATAATCAACAATTAAATGGTTATACATATGAAAACTATGAATATGACTCAATTGAAGATACTTCTACCTTTAAAATTAACACAACTTTTATTGAAAATAACTACCAAGTTAATTATTTAACAAATGGTACAATCATTGATACATTTAATGAATCTAATGATTTGAGAAATTTAACGATAAATTATTTATCATATTGTGTATTTAAAGACAATAAAGAATATGATATATTAGGTTTCACTGGTTCAACTTATGAAAAAGCGGATTACATATATTTCAAAGCAAAAGGTAATCCATTTAGTGGTTTAACAACAAATGGAAGTATATTTTACCATATTAAACCACTTAAAATAATTGGTGAAACATTCTTTAATGCATTACCAGATTTTGAGAATTATTTGTTAAATCGTAAATCTATTCCTTTATATAATTCTACATTTAATTTTCCAATCAGAACTGATAACGGTATGTTAATGTATACTTCAAAATCACTTACTTGGCCAGTAAGTGATGGGTATAATATTGATTTTAGTACACCAGAATATAATACATTTGCAACAGAACTATTAGATATAGCAACAAACTATGATTTAACGGAAACTGGGTTAATGAAACGATTTTTAGTTTCTGAATCTATTTCAGATTTTGATACGACTCCAGTACATTTAGACCCTTTACACCAAGATACAACAACTGGTCAAAAAGTTAATAAAACTTTAAATATATATGGTAGAGCATTCGATGATGTTAATAAATTCATTGAAGGTATATCATTTGCACATGTTGTAACATATGATAAAAAAGACAATGCACCAGATAAATTTTTAAAAGATTTATCTAAAGTATTTGGTTGGGATTCAATCCCAACATTAGAAGAAAATGATTTAATATCTAATTATGTTTCAACATCAAACCCAAGTTTCTCTGGTGAATCAGTTGGATTAACAGCAGCTGAAGCAGATATTGAACTATGGAGAAGACTAATATTAAACTCACCTTGGATTTGGAAATCTAAAGGTGCTAGGAAATCTATCGAGTTTTTACTTAATTTTATAGGTGTACCACAAGGGTTAATCACGTTCAATGAGCATATATACAAAGCTAATGGTCCATTAGATATGGATTTATTCATAGAGGCATTAGAATTAAATGGTTTAGATATAGACTTAAGTAAATATCCTATAGATGAAGATGGTTATCCTAAACCATTACCAGATACAAACGATATGTATTTCCAAAACCACGGTCTATGGTTTAGAGAAACAGCTGGTACTGGTTCTACTGTAGATATCACAACTGGTAATAATCCACATGTTGGTTCTTATGATGGTGGTTCAAAATACATTAATCAATTTAAATCAATAATTACTGACTTTAAACCAATAACTATAACCTCGACAACAGTTAATATATTAACAAATAATTTATTTACAAATTATAATCTAGGTGATATAACAAATTATAATGGTGATACATATGTAGATGTTAAATCATTAGATGGTTCAAATGTTGGTGATTATGTTGTTTATAATTCAAGTATAATAACTGACCCTATACCTCAAGAAGTGTTAACACCTTGTGGTTGTGATACTGATGGTGAAGATGATGCTTTAAGCATTTGTATTGAAACAAAAACAAAACCAAATAAGGTAAGCGATTGTAAAGGATTTAGTCATACACCAACAATTGATAGAACTAGTGGTTTTTATGTTTTTAGACTTTACAAAACTGATATAAATGATAATATTGTAACTGACGAGGGTTCAATAATAACTTCTTTTATAAATAAAGAATGTTGTAAAACTATAGGTGGTACTTCAGCTTATTTAGATTCAGATACGCTGGGTAATATATCTAGTAATACTAGGTTAATTAGTAGTGGTTATGTTTGTTGTACAACTAATAAATGTGGTTGTAATGTTGCATGTAAATGGTCATTAAGACCACTCTTAACAAACGAATCAACTGGTAAATCTTACTATGGTGAAATAAATGAACCATTGGAAATTCCAATCAACAGTGGTAACTTATTTTTAGATTTTAATATGTTTAAAGGTAAAGGTGGTAAAGCTGTAACAACAAGTGATGGTTCTAATTGTATGGTTAATTATACTATACCAGTTAAAATCACTGACCCATATACAAACGAAGTTGGTTTCGGTTGTAAATTGACTAATTTGGGTAGAGAAGATTTAGCCTTGGGTGATGAAAGTTTTATGAATAAGATGTTAACTGAGAAAATTAGTGGTTCGTTAGGTTGTTGTGTTACTAAAAAAGACGAAACTAAAACATATGTTAAAAGTTTATACGAATAAAATAAAAAATAGATAATTATAAATAAAAAGAATGGGTTATTTTTTCGACTTAGAAGATTATACTAATTGTGGAACTAAAAGTTCAACATACTTAAAACTAATGCATGTAGATGCCTCAAAGTTTCGTGAAGATTATTATATTGAAAACGGAACATATGAAGGTTACCTTCCAAAACAAAGAGTAATCGCATTAGCACCTAATGGTGAAATTAAAGTTTTCAGTACAGTTAATGGTAAGATAAGTAAAAGTGAAAATGAAGGTTTTGGTAGTTTTTGTTGTGAAAACAATGTACCATTATTAATGAACTCTAATTATAGTGTAAACGGTTTACCATACTTCCCAAATTTAAATACATCTAATATTTATTGGGATAACGATACACAAGCATGTAGATGGAGAACACCATCTACAGAAAACGGTAATTTTGACCCGTTTAAAATAGTTGTTAATCCAAGTGGTAATGATGGTACAGTATTTAATGTGGGTAAAGACGATGACTGTACATTAAATGTGGAGTTTGATTTTTTATTTAAATACGATTGTAAAGATTTAACTGATACACTTGAAACAACAAATGTTATTACTACAACGAATATAAACGTAAAATTAATTAATGAATTCAAAGATAAAATAAAACAATATAAAGTTAGATGTGAATCTATTTCAAACACAATAGAATCAATAACTAAAGAATACGATAACACTTTACACTCTATTAATTGTGAAAAGTTTCCAACATCTAGAAAATTTAATTTTTTTGATGGGCCTTGGTATGAACGAAATCCAAATCAACCTTTACCAGATAATAGAACTTGGGGTAATACAGCGTTTGGTGATTTAACATCATTTAACGGTACAGCACCTTTTTCATATAGTTTCGAACAAAGTCCTTTTTATGAACAAGTTAACCCTACTAAAAGTGTTAATTTCTGTATAAATGAACCAGAGGGTTTAAATCAGTGGAAAATAATTCTAGGTGATGATAAATTCAATAAATTTGTTGATGGTGATGCATCATCTTACACTTGCAATGACGTAATAGCATTATCCAATTTAAATGATATAAGATTAAGAAACGGTCAATCAGCATTAATATATGAATGTAAGACTCCATTCGGTTTTAAATCTAGTTTAAGTGATAATATAGCTGAATTAACCAAATCTCAAGAAAATTGTGTTTTAAGATTGAAAAAGTTACAAGCGGAATTAGAATCAATAGAAACTACTGAAACAACTGAAACTGAATCAACATCAACTTGTGGTTCTCCAGCTCAAGTATTGGAAACTTTAGATGTATCGTTCACTATTGATATAATAGAAAATAATGGTACACACACAACCGTACTAGAACAATCATTACATGAGGCAATTGGTTTAGGTAATTTATACACCTACTTAACACAACATCCTACTGATAGTGGTTTTTATATTGGCGGTATACCAAACTCTAAAGAAGTTATTGAATATAGTTTAATAAATAGCGATATTCCATTAACTTACGATAATGATACATTTAATACTTCATCATGTAATTACGCTAAGAAAGTATTTACTAAAATATTGTTTACTGAATCTAATTTTGATAATTCTCAATCAGACCTATTCAATAATTCTCTTTCTAACACTATATTTTCATCTAATTGGTTGAATAAAAGTGTTGAGATTACGGACCCACTTATTTTAGATAGAATTAAAAATAAGAAATTAACAATTACATTAAAGGTTAATGATTCATGTGGTAACGTATGTATTCTTATGGATAATATTAAAATGGATTCCAATTGTATTAATACTAAAGAAAATATTACAACATTAAATTCATCACCAGGTTTTGTTTTAGAAAAATATGTTGATAATAAGAAATCTTGGGTAAATAACATATCCAACGTAAATAGAGATTTCGATGTTTCAGATAATAAAGGTAATAATTCAATTAGACAAACTAATTACAATGTTAATGATGAAAGATTAGTTATTAACACAAAAGAAATTGATTTAGATGTAGACATATCTAACGCTATCGAATATGATGTTTGGAAATACACATTGGATAATCCATGTTTATTAGATTGTGATGGTGGTTGTGAAGACTACACTTTCGATATTAATACAGATGTAGATTTTGAAGCTATTTTTAATACCAACCTACCATCTTCTTATACACCTATAAGTGGTTTTACGTTTATAACCACTTGGACTGTTGATGTATATAGTAACTGTAATAATGTTTACAGTAGTTCATTATTTTCTGGACAATCTAGTTCTATTAGTGGTTTAACACCAACTAGTTCTAATTATCAAACAGAACTATCAGATATGGCAATTGATTTAGGTTTAAATTATTCATTATCTGGTGATACCGTAACACTAACTGATTGTCAAAACTTACTAAAAGGTAGTTTTAAAATAGATATTAACTTAAATATATCTGTAACGAGAAATAAACTGGTTGAATGTACTGATATTAGTGCTTCTGCTAACACATATAATATATAAATTATGTCATTTTATACAACACTTATACTTAACGATAATGGTTCTAGACCAAATAATAGAGTTTTTGATATTTATTCTGATTTAGATAATTTTTTAAGTCCTATATTAACTAATATATCACTATCTGAATTAATTCAAGTAAATAGTCCTTATATTATGCTGGTTGATGATGGTACAACAATTATTAGAGCTGTAGATACTGAAGATAGTTGTTATTGTGAATCTAGTATAACTCAAAACAGCCTATGTAGTGATTGTGTCTTAGATTTTAACTATTCTCAAAATAATCTTGTTGGTAGGATTACTGTTGGTTCGTTAACTGGGTCTTGTGATACTATAAGTGATTATGTTATAAATTGGTATGGCCCTGGTTCTGGGTCAACAAACATAGCTTACTCTTCTGGTAAGGGTACTACATTTACTGGATATAATTATACACATCCATTAACTGGTAGTAGTTCAATATTTGCACAAGCTGGTGAATATTTTCCTAGGATAGATAAAGTTTTATTAAATGGTTTGGAATTTTCAGAAACTGGAACAACTGGTAATGGTCCAATACCAGCAGATATGGATTGTTTAACTGGTTATACAGTACAAGTATCACCATTTAACTGTAGTAATGGAGGTTCATCAAATCTACCCCAATACGACCACAGAGTTGAATTTACCGCAAACGGTAATGGGGTTTCACCTCAAATATTACAATCAACGTTCGAGTTAAATAGTGATATTAATTTTTTTGCTTGGAGTTTTCAAGGGTTTGCCATTTATGATACTTTAAAACTAACATTAATAAGTGAAAATTACTCAGACCCAATAGTTATAGATTTTTTCGATGTTGGTACTAATGCACCATCTACCGAATTTAACACTATACCTAATTCGTTTCGTTCAAGTCGTGCATTAAGTAAAGTAACAACTTTAACTGGTTTAACGATAAGCTCTGGTGATACGATAGTAATGGAGGTAACACCAAACCCATCTGAAGTTCAAACAAGTTGGGATTTTTATTTTACATGTCTAAATTCGTTTGATAATAACTTTACTGGTAATGACGATACGATATATAAATTAGAAATTAGTACGATAGATATATCCACTACTAGCTGTGGTGACAAATTTATTTACGCAAATATACAATCACCTGGTTCACAACCAAATGAAGATTTTTTTAATTACTTAGAAGCTTATGAGGTTAATGTTTATAATGGTACAACTTCTTCTGGTAGTACATTTACTAATAGAGAAAGATTTAGAGGTACTTTTAAGAGTGGTGATACAACATGTAATTTTGAAATTTTATCAGATACAAATACTTGTGAGGAAATTTCACCTTATGTAATCAATAAAAGTGGTACTACATTATCATTGATTTTTGATTCTCAAGTTGATTTAATTGATAAACATAATAAATATTTAGTAAAAATAGCTCAAGTGTGGGATTTTAATAACCCACCACCAAATACTGAAATAGGTTATTATGGTTCTTGTTATGTTAGTAATTATGTAAACGACTTACCATGTGGTGATGGTAATAGTGTAAATAAATTTTATTATCATCCCTCATCAGTTGTTACAACTGCTCAGACATTTGATAATAAATGGAAGATGGATATTGAATTAGAGTCTGTTGATATATCAAACTATACTGGTTCAACTTGTATTTCTTGTTACATCCTTTTTAGTAGTAGAACCACATATGTGAATGATACTTATTCTGAGACCAACTCATCCACATCATACACTAATGGTAATATATATACAGACCCTTTCGAAATGATGAAATTCGAATCATTTACAACTGGTTCTCCAATTCTTAATGGTGATTCAAGAGGTTGGATAGAATGGATAGATGAATCAGCGTTAACAACACCGTTTAGTGGTTCTCCTTCAACACCTAATTTATTACAATATTCTGGTTCTTGTTTTAACACAACTTATGATAATAGAATATTTGATACTGGGGACTTTTTAATAAGGTATATTTATAAATATTATTATATATTTGAGTATACTGATATAACACTCACCGATTATAGGATTTATGCTAGACCAGTTATAGGTGGTGTGATTGATATAAATACCGATTCTAATGATATTATAGTATATACAATGTCTGGTGGTACTGGAACAATAATAGATTCAAACTATGTATTTTAAAATTAATACATATATTTATAAATAAAAAATAATGGAACAAGAAATAATAATTATAAGTACTAGTATCACTAATATATTTGACGAAACTCAAACTAGGTGTGGTGATGGTTGTATTAATTTTGAAAATATTTTATCTAGTGATTTATCAAATGTTGATAATGTTAATAATTTTAATGAAATATTAACATCTGAATTAATAGACGTTAAAAATCGTAAAACTATTTCAAGATATCCAACACTTGTTGCACTATACAATAGATATTTAAATAATAAGAATTGTGATAATATATCATCTAGATTTACCTACGAAACTATGGGTACATTTACAGATGTTGTCGGTACATACTGGGTTGATTTAGTTGAACAAGTTGTCCCATCAACAACAATATGGGGTAGTTCTATAATATTAGGTAATACTATATTTGACCAACAAAAATTCGAATATAAAAAATACTCACTATTTATTTCGGATAACACCGCTTTACCACCCAATAGATTAACCTCCAATGTAGATGTGGATACAACAACTATTAACGTATTTAATAATCCAGAATTTGAAACTAATATCGTTAAGACAAGTAATGTTTATGCTTCATCACCAAATAGTGATTCTATTTTTATTGGTGAAGTAATAAACGATGGTGAGAAAAATAATTCTAACTATTTTTATGTTAGAAGCTAATTAAATAATATTTTTTATACTTATATATATGTCACAATTATTAAAAAATGTTCAAGGTAAAGTTTACACTAACACAAATGGTGAGGTTAGGTTGGTTAAGAGTGTTTCATCTATTATTCAACAAGAAGATTATATAAATATTAAAGGTTTTATAGCATTTTTACAGAATTTATCTAAAACAGATGTTACTAGCTCAATTGTTAAACCTTTAAACTTTGGTTTAGTTAATAAGTATAATATAAAAACAATTACACTAGATATAAGCTACTAATGAGATATCAAGAAAGAATATACATACAAACTCAAGACTCTTCTATTAGAAATAGGAATTTATTTAATTTTAATATGAGTAGTGATGTTTGTATTTTTGAACCACCATCATATATCATGAGTGGTGCAACTAAATTAGACTGTACTGGTTCTACAAGTGGTACATCATATATTATTACGGGAAATACTCAAACATTACCTTTAACATTTAATTTTACTGGTAATACTTCAACATTTATAGAGACTAATGCTTTATTTAATTTTAAATTATTTAAATATTCTAATAATTTTAGTGGTTTTACTACAACACCAACATATAGTTCTAGTGCAATGACTTACACTACCTTTAGTGGTACAAATATTACAACACAATACGTTCCATCTAGTGGGATAACTTTAGATGGTGAATATTTAATAAAAGGATTCTTCCAATATAGTGCATGTACTGATTTTTTAAGTAGACTAGGTGTTGGAATCGATACCTCAAATTATTTAAATGGGAATGAATATGGAATTTATGATGATGAGTTAGATAATTATTTTATAGCAGTTAAATCAGCTAGTATTCCCAACTTAAGTAATAGTTCAGCAAACCCTAATTCTACTTCTGGATTATACCAACAAATAATATTACCACCAGCTGGTGAAACAAATGTTGTTATAACAAATAGTAGAAACGGTAGTTTTATCTTATCATTAAATGGTTTAGTCTTATCAAAAGATTTAGATTATACGGTAAACGGTAATATAATAACTTTAAGTGGTGAAACAGTTGCTGAAGATATAATAACATTTATATATACAACAAATTCTGGACCTACATTAACACATGATAATATTGAGATAACATCACCAATTATAAGTGGTGTTACAAATTCAGAAGGGGATAATACAAGCTATTTTAATACAATAACTAATAAATATGAACTATATACCTCAGTTAAACCTTTAAATGCCTCTAACATCCTTATAATGTTAAATGGTGCAACGTTAGCCAATGGTGTTGACTTTTACCAATCAGTAAGTAATGATAAAAGAATAATATTAGAAGGTGATTTAATGTTAGGTGATATTATAACAATAGTTTACTTCCCATTACTAAATTTTTCTAATAATATAAATACCAATAATGTTGTTGTTACTTGGAGTATAGATACACCACCACAATTAATTAATGGTGATTTTACTCTAGAAGTTAGTACTGGAAATACATTTAGTGATTTCTTTTATACTGGAACTACTGACTATTTATTAAATACAACACTTTATACGTTAGATTTTATTGCTAGTGGTAGTATCGGTACAAAATTATATTACAGAGTTAAAAATACTAAAAAATATATAACAATTTGCGGTGATATAGTAGAAAGTATAGCTTATAGTGATACTATTCCAGTGATTATATCAACTAATTCGATAAATTCATATTAAATAATATTTACTATGACATATTTATTACTAAAATTAAGAAAAAAAGATATTTAATAATATGAGTTACATAATTAAAAGTACAAGTCCATTTGTTAGTATAAAACTAACTGAAAAAGGTAGAGAACAATTAGCACAAGGGAAATTAAACTTTTCTTTTTGGGCAATAGGTGATTCTGAGATTAATTACAATAGAGAAGCGTTAATTGACCCATTAAGTGTTACATTATCAGCTACTAGTGTTGTGATGAGACCTTTGGATAGACAACCAAATATAAAATCGTTTATCTTACCCTCAACAACTACAGACCCATATAAAGTAGTTAATTCTTCTGTATTAAATGTAGTTAAAGCAGTTGTAAATAACGAAGCTGATGAAAGAGGTTTCTTTTATTTATCTGGTAGTTCATATATAACTCAATCTGGTTCAGAATATAGTTACAATAATAAATACACACCAAACACTGTAACATTATTTACTGGTGGTACTGATTTCATAGTTGAAACTACTGGACTTACAGTTGGAGATGTATTACTAATTAAATATCCTAAATACCCTAATGGTACTTTAACTGCTAATAATAATAGTACACCATTACCAAATTTATTTTACAGAGTTCAATCTTTTACTGGAATAAATACAACACAATCTACTGTAACTTTAGATAGACCATTACCAACACTTGGTGCTACATTTACTGGTTCAACACAATATTATTTATATAAAGGTGGTGAGGTATCAACATCTTTTGGTGCTAATGATACTACATCTTACTGGGATACTGGTACATTATCTTTTGATTCATCAAGTAATATAACATGTGGTGATGTTCCAGTATGGAACATGAATAACGTATGGTGTGAAGATTTAGCTGGTGTTACTGGTTTAACAACTACCAAACTATATGAAGATTACACTAAATTTGGTTCTTATGCTTATTTAGGTCAGAAAAATCCTTATTTAGAATATCTTTGTGAATCTTCTGCAACAACTGAAAATACGACATTTAATTGTAATGGTGCTGGTAATTCTTATCCAGATG